AACGCCATCACAGCGCAAATGGATTTATCTAAATCAGGCACAACTAAAAGCGTACTTGATAGAGCTAGGCGGTCAGCTAAGCAATTAGCGGTAACAGGAACCAACCATTACGCTAACACTGCAAGAATAGCATTTGTCGATAAGAACGATGATATACTCAAAGGCTATAGGTTCTTAGCTGTTAATGACTCTAAAACTTCTAGGGTTTGCGCAAGACTAGACCAGCAAGTTTTTTCTAAAGATAGTAAAAAATTAAGCAGTGTTACGCCTCCATTGCATCCAAATTGTAGGAGTGCTTTGACTTACGAGGTTGACGATAGGTTTAAATTAGACAGTAAAGAAACTGACAAAGCATCGTCATTTAATGTTGATGGTAAAAGAGAACCTAAACCTGTTGATAGTGATTCTATTTATTATGCAAATCTTAAAAAGCTATCAGCTCGCGATCAAGATGCAGCTATAGGCCCGTCATTAGGTAAGGCATTAAGGCAAATGAACCCATCAGAATTCGCTAAACAAACAGGCGACAGCATGAACAACGCTTTAACTATTGCGCAAATGAAAGCTAAAAACAACACTTTAGGGCGTATACTTAGAGGACAAGGAGAGACTAAAGCGGCAACAAAGGCAGTTAGTAAAATAAAGAAACCTAAAATTACAACTAGCGCTAAAGATGACTTGGCTACATTTAATGTTCCTTTTGGTGGGCATGTTAGCAAAGTACCTAAAAAGGCTACAGTTGGAAGTATAAGCAGCATAAACAAAGCTAACTCAATAAAGAAGCCAAAAGGGTCAACTAAGGTAATTAGCTCGTCGGCAAAAATAGAAAACAAAAGAAACGCAAGCGCCACACTTAACAAAAGCATATCAGGAGATGAGTCGGCATACCTTGAGTATTACAAAGGGGATGGCTTTTACAAATCTAATGATATACTTAGGAATCCAAACAAGTATTCTCAGGGTGAAATCGATTCAGCTATAAAGATGAGGGATTCAATCAATTCAGCAATAGCAAAATCAACAATGGACGCTGACGCATTCGTCTACCGAGGCGTGAGAGATAAAGGGTTATTCTCTGAGATAAACCTAGACTCAATAGGTGCTGAATTGTCAATTGATACAGCTCAAAGCGTAGCTAAAGACGCCAGGGTTGCGCTTGGTTATTCCGGTGCAATAAAGAGTGGGAATAATTACTTTAGCGCTGGCAGCGAGTCGGTAATATTCAAAGTAAAGACTAGAAAAGGACAGCACGCACTTGATATGGAATCACTGCAAGGAATTGGCAACACATCAGAAAGCGAGTTATTATTAAGATCTGGCGGCAAGTATGTCATTACAGGTGTTGAGGATAGATTTACACCTAACGGGGAATTATCACTTAAAATTATTGAGGTTGATTATGTTGATTAGTAATGCAGAATACCAGCGATTAAATAACGATAACTTTCAAAACAAAAGAATGATTGAAGAATTAAAGAAGCACAAGCAAAAGAATTAACTAAACGGTACTGAGTACCAACAACTATGATCCTTGGGGGATTACAAAATGGTAGATTTAACAGGCATTGACGGACTAAACGAAGAACAATCAGCAAAGATTTCAGCTTTATTTAATGATGAAATCGGCGGCTTAAAAAGCAAAGTTGAAGAGTTGATCGGAGAGAAGCGCAATGTACAGCAGACGTCTCATGAGAAAGACCAGGTTATCGAAGATGCGCGCAAGGCGGCTGTTACTGCTGAAGAACAAAGACTCGTTGAAGGCGGGAGATACAAAGAGGCTTTAGAGTTACGAGAAAAAGAAACTGCTGAAGCTATCGCAAAGGCAAATGAAAGCGCTGAAGTTGCTAAAGGTGCGTTAACATCTCGCGATCGTGGTGACGTTATGAGTAAGGTTATGGGCTTGGTTCATGACGATCATAAATGGAATTCAGAAGCTATGTTGTCAAACATGTTAGAAATTGGTTATAATGACCAACAGCAACTAACTACACAGTTTAAAAGTAATGGTGAAGTTGTAGCAAACAACGTAGACGAATTCAAAAGCTGGGCTGGAGAACAAGACTCGTTTAAAAGAATATTGAAAGGCGTTGATAGCAGCGGGGCTGATACAACACAAAGCCATGGCAGTAGTGCTGCCACAGGTAATGATACTCAAACTAGGCTTGCTCAACGATTAAAGCAAGCAAACATAACTTAAAATAGGAAGCACTCACATGGCTTTATCAAACATGCAAGTATATGATACTGAGATATACACAACTACTATCGAGCTTTTAGGTCAAAAACTAGAAGTGTTCAACGCTGCATCAGGCGGCGCTATTGTATTAAATACCAATGCTTGGCGTGGTAATTACACTAAAGAAGCATTCTTTCAGACTATCGCTGGCGCAAAACGACGTGTGGATAGAACGGTCGCTAACGCTTCACAGGCTTCAACTGCATTAGCTCAAGGTGAGTTTGTAGGTGTCAAGGTTGCTGGCGGGTTTGGTCCAATCGTATTTGAACCTTCGCAAATGACTTATCTTATGGAGTCTCCAGAGTCGGCTATCATGGCTATTGCTGAAGGCTTTGCTGATGCCTTACTTGCTGATCAGTTAAATACCGTCATTGGTTGTGCTGTTGCCGCTGTTGAAAATATCGCTGCATTGGTTAACGATGTATCTGCATTAACAGCAGGTGCGGGCGCAATGACTCAACAAGCATTAAACAAAGGACATTATAAGTTTGGTGATATGAACGGCATGATTATCGCTGATATTATGCACTCAACTGGTGCGGAGTCTTTAACTGATAAAGCACTAGCTAACGGCGAACGCTTATTTGAATCAGCTAATGTTACCGTTATTTCAATCTTAAATAAAATCGTAGTTGTTTCGGACATTCCAGCACTTTATGTTGCAGGTAGTCCAAACAAGTCTAAAGTTTTATCTGTTGTTGCAGGTGGCGCAATCGTTGAAAATTCAAGTGACATCATTGCTAATTTAGAAACAAGCAACGGTCAAAAGCGAATTGAAACAACTTGGCAAGCTGATTATACTTTTGGCGTCAAGCTTAAAGGTTATGCGTGGGATGTCGCTAATGGTGGTGCCTCTCCAGATGATGCTGCCTTGTTCACTGGTACTAACTGGGATATCGCTGTTGCAAGTACTAAGCACTCCCTTGGTACATTAACAATCGCTGACGCTGACCAATAAGGTGAATGAACATGGATATTAAATATTTAGATCATCCATGTTCTACTGCTGAAAAAAAAGTGTGGAACAAAAAAGGCTACAAAGTAATAGATAGTCGTTTCGCTCCAGTAGAGCAGGTGATGCCACAGCTTAAAACGAAACAAGCTGATAAAAAATAAAGCTAAATAAAAGCCTCGTCAATCGGGGCTTTTTTTATTAATAAAATAAGTTATAATTGATTCTGGCATTGAGGGATGCCAAGGCTGCGCAGCCAACAAAACTCCCTTAAAAACTCCCTCGTTTTTATGATTCCCTCATGTTTTAATTAATTAAGGGCTAATCATGCAACCAAAAAGAACTAGAAACCAAATATTAGATGATGGATTGCCGGAAGGTGTCACCGCTGGCACTCGCGCATTAACAACCCAATCATACACAGAAGCAAACTCTAAATTAGGTGTGGAGCATGAAGGCTCTACGCTATTAACTGGTATTGTTGGCCTATCAGAAAACGATACTTTTTTTGTTACGGGTGCTTTGACTGTTGCCCTAAAAGGTAGGGTTATTGGGTATACTGGTGACGGGGTAACAGCCGAAATATTTACTGGTGCAACTTATACGGGAGGAGCTTCAGTACCTTATCAGAACGCCTCTGACATAAATCCAGTTACTGGCCTGTCACAGATTATTGTGGGGGCTACTGTTGCCAATGAGGGCACGCTTGCTTTCGCTCCAGACCATTTAATAGGAAACACTTCGCAACAAGGAAAAGGATCAACCGGCTCTATAGTTGGCAGGGAAAAGCTATTAAAAGCTAATACCACTTATTTATTTAGACTGACCTCGTTGGATACCCAATTGCAAGATATAACAAGCCTATTGACGTGGTACGAAGGCGGTCTGGATTTACCATTGCCATAAATAACTAGATTAATGATTAAAAAGGGGCTTAGGCTCCTTTCTTTTTTATATATACTCTATGTGTTAAACTGTAGCTATTAAACAACAGGACATAAACCAATGAGTCAGAATTTAGTAATTGCAAATAAAGATAATCGCGTTGTGTACGTGTTCGGTGGTATAGATTTAACTCTTGCTACCGACATAAAAGTACAGTTTGGTGCAGAATCATACTCATTGATTAACGATCCTTTAATTGTGATTGTTACATCTGCAACAGAATTATCTTTAAACCTATCAGCTACAGCAGAAGTCGGAAAAGTATTTTCAACTGTTACATACTTCGACGGCGCTAGTGTATTAGGTACGGACATTACATCAAGAGAGCTGAGCAATAGTGATCAAATCGTTGTTGCTATCGGTACTCAGTTAATTATCGAAGATGGTACTGTTGTTGCTAATGCTAACTCATGGGTAACTGATGACGAATACAAAGCTTTTGCTAAATTAAAGGGTTATTCAGTACCAGCAACACAGCCTGACAGAGAGGCAAACCTTGCTAACGCTTACGACTTTATTAACTTTACCTATGAGCAGCAATTACAAGGCTCTAGGGTTACACCTCAAACGCAAACTGGATGTATGCCTCGTAATTATATTTACGCTTACGGCGTATTAGTCGATAGCACTACAATTCCACAAGACTTTAAAAATGCTCAAATGTTAGCCTCATTTTCTATTAATGATGGTGCTGACACTAATGCCGTTAAAGATAGTGCAGACTTAGCAGGCTTTAGCGTTGGACAAGGCGCTTACTCTGAAACATATCAAGCAGGCTCAAGCACTCCAACACTTGCACAAATGCCGGCAGTATCGAAAGTATTAAAACCTTACACTAATGCCGGTTTAAATGGCGGCGGATTGTATAAAGAAAATATGGGGTATTTAGGGTAATGAGTAGCGCACAGATACAAAAGCGTATCAAAGCAGGGTTAAAGCGTGGGCATAATAAAACAGGCTCACCTACTGCTGATAAAGTATTTCTTGTAAATAGCTCAACCACTGCGGGTACTCCTTTATCACCAGGGATAACCACGACTAGTAATGTTGAATTGGTTAACGCTATCTTTATTAATTACGATGCAAAGCTTTTTGATATAAATATATTAGCCGGTGATAGAAAATTAATTTGTGACAACGCCAACATAGTTAAGCAAGGCGATACAATTACACATGGGACATTAACTTATTACGTGGTTAACGTTGATGTAATTGCTCCTACATCTGATGTATTAGCTTACATGCCACAAGTAAGGTTGAAGTAATGCCGTTACTAGGGCGTGAAAAAGTAACCGCCATGACTGAGGCCGCTTATCTTAGAATTAACGATAATGTAAGAGGGGTTTTTATTGGTGGGTTGTTTAATATTATGGAGGGAACTCCGGTTGGGCTTACTCAAAGTGAAGTACCTAGAAGCGTAAAGGCTACATCTGGATTAACTAAAAACAATTGGTTTTTATCTGTCGGTGTACCATCTCAAAAAACAACAACAAGCAAAGCTAACGGTCTAGCATCAATCAGACAATTAAGATCAATGCCAAAATTAGTTTTAAATAAAAAGATATTTTACACTAACAATAAGCCTAACATTTCAACACTAGAATATGGCGGCTTTCCTAGTCCGGTTAAAAAAGGCAGTAAATTAAGAGGAAAGGGGAATTACCAAATATTATCAATCAACGGATTTAGCCAGCAAGCACCAAGCGGGTGGGTAAGAAAAGCACTTATAGCAATGGCTAATAAAATAAGGTCACTATGAACGATTACAATATATTAATGGCGCTTAGGGGTGTTTATGAATCGTCTAGTGTAGCAACTATCGATAACACATCTTATATTGATCCACCTAAAGAATTTACACCATACGGTAAAAGCTTGTGGTTTCATGAGGCTTATATTCCTGCAACTAGTGATTCATTAGGTAAGACAAAACAGTCTAGTGATTCTGACAGGGGGATATATCAGATAACTATATACACGCCGATTAGTGTGGGTGATTATGGTAAATCAATGTCTGACGCGGTTAGCGCTTTAAAGGCTGTATTTTACAATGGAGCTAGTAACGT